ATAAACAACCAACACCCCCTCAATCTTTTTAAAATAATCCTAAGATCATTTTAAAAACATCTAAATGGCACTCACTTATCGTAGTCCATTGGAGGAAGTGTTGGGTTCCTTTTCTTCTTCAGAGCAGAGCTTGATCGCGATCCCAGCCATAGCGAACTTAAAAGGAGTAGAACAAGAAAACCACAGTCTATTCAATTATGCGCTGAGCCCAATAGCAAAGCAAAAATTGATTAGTAATGGTTTGTATCTCAGTCCTTTCTCAGCTATGCCTCACTCGCATCCTGTTTGTAAAACCCTGGAGAATTATTTACTCTACAAAGTCCTACCCAATTATTTAGATCACAGGTTTTACTTCGTGGGGATAAAAGAAAGCAAAATCAATTTCTTGAGGAGTAGAGAGAAGAAATTAAACCTGTGCGAGGTCGTAAATAGGTACGTGACCAGTGCTGACAAAGCTCGGTATGGTTCAGAATTCACTATCAGGAGGACCCTGGATAGTGATAATGAGATTAAATCAAAGTATGGGCGACTACCACCAAATTTGGTCGATCTCATACCTCAATTCTCAAGTAAACAAGGTCTGCACCTATTCCTACATGATGAGCTGCATTATTGGACTAGGGCAGATTTACGTCTCTTTCTCACAGCGTGCAACCCTATCAAGATGTTGGCAACTGTTGTAATACCACCAGAATTACTTATTGGTGCTACCGAATCAATGAACAAATGGTGTTACACATTTAACGTTGAGGATGATGAATTGTTCTTCTTTCCGGATGGGGTAACTACTGAGGGTTATTCCCAAAGAGCGGATTGTGCTGATCTACTCACGCTATCAAAGATTATACTTGATGATGGAACTACATACTGCGTGGATATTTTGTGCTCAAAGTTTAGTCATCATTTGATTGCAATAACCCGCGGGGATGCCATAGTGCCAAAAACCCGGACATTCTCAAATTTTGAAGCTGTGGGCACAAAAGGGATTGCGGATTTGATGGAGGGTAATGTGCAGTGCTTGCCAATCTCCTACACCACAATATCGAAGATTGAGAGGTACTTGATGACTCTCAACAAGCCAGATGTCCAATCTGCCATTGCAAAGCTAGGACAGATCGTGCAAGAGCCCAGCGCTTTCGAGATAAAGTTTGTCAGAGAGTACGCCGCATTGCACATCAGCAAGCGAGGATTGAATAGTCTGATATTGAGGGATAATTGGGCAAGAGTCAAAGCTGAATTCTTGAAACTCCTCCCTAAAGCTTTTTATGGAAGGTTTGACACTATCTTAAAGGTAGCCTTGGAGGATTTTGAAAGCAATCTGGCGCCCTTGTCTTTTAGAGTTAGATTAGAAGAGTACGGTAGTGAATCACTTACTAATAGATTAGATAGTTTTATTTATAGGACTGGAGGTGTGGCTGCCGTAGTGAATGGACTAATTGAGCTATTTGGCCCAATAAATAAATCTGATCGCAAAAGTAGCCCTTACTCTGACTTTTATTGTGCTGAATTATTTGTAGTAAATAGCGGCACTTTGCGTAGGAGTATAATTGATATGTTGAAGCGGAGTTATTCTCACAATGCGCTCATGGAGCTGAGCCCTTATAGTTTCTTCAATTTGCTCATCGAGAGGGCTGAAGGAAATTTGGTGGCCAGGTATGTTTTGAGTGGTCTGCAGCCTGAAGATATTGATGCATACATAATGCGCGCTTTGTCTGAGTTGCAAGAAGAGGCTGAGGAGCAGATTCTGGATAGAAAGCTACTCACACACTTGGAGTTGAGCGTTGAAGTTAAAGCTGATCCGGAAAAGAGTGATGAGGAGGAGGTGGAGGAAGTCGGAGAGGAAAAGCCTTTTGAAAGGGCTGTCCACCATATCGATTGCGAATGTGGCATGAAGTTTGAATGCGGGAAAACTATGCTGGTTGATCATGCTAGAGTAAATTTCATTGATGATTTGGGCAATAGGCAAGCGGTCTTCTTCAGTAAGTGCCAGGTTGATTATAGGTATAATGGTGGTGCGCATGAAGCTGTTGAGTGGCCCGAGTGGTTGAATATGCTCTTGGAATGCAATGGCTTTGATCCGGAAGAGTATGACTGCGTGCTAGTTCAAATTTATTCAGGAGGTTCAAGTATCGGTTTTCATTCTGATGATGAAGCGATTTTCCCTAAGGACGGGAAAATTCTGACCATGACTACAGGCGGGGATGCGGACTTTTCACTCCGATGCAAAGAAGGAGGCTTTACATTTCGTTTTGAGGCGAACACCTACTTAATCATGCCTGAAGGTTGCCAAATCAGTCATAAACATGCCGTAAGGGATTGTGATCATGGTCGTATAAGCTACACCTTTAGGCAATTAAAACAATGCAGGGAGTATATGGAGCGTGAGTGTGAAGTTACTTCAAGCATCGATCCATCAGATGATGACCAAAGTGTAGAGATCATTACCTTGCATGAGGTTGAGATCAAGCGTGGAAGAGATGCGGATAAGCAGGCTTTAGAAGTGATTGAAGTGCCTGGTGATGGAAACTGCTTCTGGCACTCATTGGGTTACTACTTTGGGCTAGAGGGTAGGTCGCTGAAGGAGATAAGTTTTTCGCGGTTAGAAGAGATGGATTGGGACTTGGAACCCCTCAAAAAACAAATGAGTGGTTATGAGTTCTGCGAGTTGGAAAGTATTGTTGCTGCAGCAAGATTGCACAGTGTGGAGATAGAAATAATTGATCACAATAGTTCTATGGTTTGGGTGTTCACCCCAAAAAATAACTTAAGGCAGTATGCTAGGATGCAACTTGTTGGAGAACATTATAGCCCCGTGATTCCAAAAGAGGTTTGTGTGCTAAGAGCTATAGCAGATTCTTTGGGAAAGTCTCTTCAAGACATCCATAGATGTCTCACCAAAGCTGAGAATCGCCACCTCCTTGAACTCGTTGAATCAGGTGAAGGTTTGGAAGTGTTTTTGATTGAGCCTTTCATGGTCTTATTTGGGATCAGAGCAGTGATCGATAATGATGGGGACCTAATTGTTCTTAACGCAAAAGGCGCTCTTGAGAGATTCTTCCAAAATTACGGAGATCACCTCACCCACGTGAGTAAGGATAAAATTGTGGGTTTGGAGCGGTTTGGTGAGTTTGAGGGCCAGGGTGTTGAAAGGAACTCCCTCGCGGCGCTCAAGTCTGCAGGCACGGAACTGATTTATGAAGCTAAGAAGGATAGGGCAGACATCCTTTGTGAGAGTTTGCACTCCGGATTAACTGGAGTAATCTCTTCAAAATTGTACAATGATCAACCATTGATCCAAAATCCCGGGCCGAACTCTATTTGTAGGAGTTTAACTGTCATTTTGGGGACTTTCGGTGCGGGTAAGAGCACTCTATTCATTAAATTCCTTAAGGCGAATGAAGGCAAAAGAGTACATTTTGTTTCACCAAGAAAAGTTCTCGCAGAGGAAATCAGATCCAATATGGCACGAGCTCTTGGGTATGAGAGTGGACGAATGGGTAAGAGTGGGAAATTAAAGAGCAAAAATTGGTTTGTGCACACTTTTGAAGTTTTCCTACTTAAAATTCGGAGCCTAAAAGCTGAGGATTGTGTAGTCATGGATGAAGTGCAGCTTTTCCCACCCGGTTATTTGGATTGTATGACTTACCAACTGAATGGTAAGTGCGAGTTGATCGCTTTAGGTGATCCTGCGCAGAGTGATTATGATAATGAGAAAGACAGGAATATCCTTTGCTGTTTAGGTTCGGACATAGAGCGGGCACTGGTAGGTAATGAGTATGATTACACGATTGGTTCATACAGATTCCAAAACAGGAATTTTTTGAACAGATTACCTTGCTCTTTTATGCATCAGAGCTTGGAAATCGATGAGCCTTACTTGATTTTTGAGGGTGTGGGCGAGTTCCTCAAGGTCTTCACCGAGTACCGGTCAGTGGTGCTAGTGGCTGGTTTCACTGAAAAGAAGCTTGTGAGGGCTTATTATGGTCAGGAATGCAGAGTTCTGACTTTTGGAGAGTCAACAGGTCTAACTTTCGATCGGGGTTTGATCATTATAAGTGCTGATTCTTTAAAGGTCAATGAGAAAAGGTGGGTCACAGCTTTATCAAGATTCAGACAGAATTTAGCCCTTTTGAACTTAACTGGAGATACTCTGGAGAACCTTGTACTCCGGAAAGCCAATTCAATGTTAGCTAACTTTCTGAAAGGCTCAAGCAAAGTCGAGAACCTCAAGGAAATTTTGCCTGGTGTACCGAAGTTCAAACAAACTTTTATTGGAAAGGTAGGTAAAGATCAAGGCTTGGTTGAAGAAAAATTACAGGGTGATCCTTGGTTGAAAGGTGAATTATTTCTTGGCCAGACTGAAGATGCAGAGGTGATCCAAATAAATGAATTCATGGAGCAGGATCAGTGGTTTAAAACCCATTTGCCTCGCTGTGAGATGGAAGGGGTAAGAAGCAGGTGGCTGCATTTGCTGCTTGAGAAAGAAGCAAGAGAATACCGTTTCAGAGATATGGTGACCGAGCAATTCACCGATGACCATGATAGAGGTTGTGGTGAGAAATTGACCAATGCGGCGGAGCGTTTTGAGGCGATCTACCCGAGGCACAGAGCTTCTGATAATTTAACCTTCTTAATGGCCGTCAAGAAAAGATTGAGATTCTCTAAGCCCCATATTGAGGAAGCCAAACTGAATGAGGCCTTGCCGTACGGCAAATTTCTATTGGATGAGTTCTTGCAGAAGATACCTCTGCGAGCAACTCATAGACCTGACCTTATGGCTGAAGCTGTGCAGGATTTTGAGGAGAAGAAGAGAAGTAAAAGTGCTGCAACTATAGAGAATCATTCAGGCAGGTCCTGTAGGGATTGGTTGGCTGACGTTGGTTTAGTGTTTTCAAAAAGTCAGATTTGTACAAAATTTGATAACAGATTTAGATGTGCCAAGGCTGCCCAGTCGATCGTTTGTTTCCAACATTCTGTGTTATGCCGATTTGCGCCCTATATGAGATACATTGAAAAATTGCTAGGGGAGGCACTTAAAAAAACCAATTACTATATCCATTCTGGGAAGAGATTGGAAGATCTGGATGATTGGGTCGTCAAGGGTAATTTTTCAGGAATTTGCACTGAATCTGACTATGAAGCCTTTGATGCTTCCCAGGATCATTGGATCATGGCCTTTGAATTAACACTGATGGAACATTTGGGGCTCCCAAAAGATTTGATTGCGGATTATAGATACATTAAGACGCATTTGGGCTCCAAATTGGGAGCCTTTGCAATCATGCGGTTCTCGGGGGAAGCTAGTACTTTCCTTTTTAACACCATGGCCAACGCGCTTTTCACTTTCTTGAGATACGACACTAGGGGTGATGAATTCATATGCTTTGCTGGTGATGATATGTGTGCCTCAAAACATTTGAAGGTCAGCAACAAATTTGAGGATTTCTTGTCAAAACTTAAGTTGAAGGCTAAGGTTCAATTTACCAAAAACCCGACATTCTGTGGGTGGTCATTATTACCTTTCGGAATTTTCAAGAAGCCCCAATTGGTCTATGAACGCATCTGCATTGCTAGAGAAAAGAAGAACCTTCACAATTGCATAGATAATTACGCAATTGAATTGTCGTATGCTTATAAAAGAGGGGAGTTAGCAGTCAATGCTATGAATGAAGAAGAGACTGATGCTTTTTACAATTGTGTCAGGGTCATAATCAAAAGGAGCCACTTGCTGAAAAGTGATGTCAAGGATATCTTTCTCAATGCGAAATCCCTCATGGAAAGTCTGAATTAAGCTTAGATCATCGCTAGTGTGGTTTGATTAGATGGATGTTTTCATAAAGAATTTAATAGAGTGTGGTTTTCGTAGGAATAAGGTTGTGTTTGACTTACCCATCGTTGTTTTAGCTGTTCCGGGTGCGGGCAAAACTTCAAGCATTAGAAGGTTATTGCGCGAGGATTCTAGATTTGAAGCTTGGACTTTCGGAGTTCCTGATCATCATAATTGTTCTGGTAGATTCATTAAAGGGGTGACTGAGAGTTCTGAGCCTAATCCTGATAAATTCCTCATTGTGGATGAATTTCAAAGAGGTGATTGGGAAAAATTCAAACCTTTTGCTATCTTCGGAGACGTTGCGCAATTAATGCTTAAGAATACCGCTTCCTTTGAAAGCGTGTTCTCCAAGTGTTCATCCCATAGGGTTCCCTCATCCGTTGCTAAGTTGCTTCAGGAATTAGACTTCGAAATTACCAGTGAGCGTGAAGGTGTTTTGGAAATCAAAGATCTTCTTGGTTCTGAGCCGGAAGGTGTTGTGACCTGTTTTGAATCTGAAGTTTGTGATTTGCTCGATTACAACCAAGTTGATCATAAAAACCCCACTGAAGTCATCGGTTTGGAATTTCCGATTGTGTCTCTGGTCATCTCCGGTAGAGCGGTTTTGGAGGTTCATAGAGCTGAATTCTACATTTGCTGCACAAGAGCGACAGATAAATTAATAATCATATCACCTGAGCCGGAGCAGTTCCATAGAGGCACACATGCCATTGATAGCACCTCCTAATAATTCTAATTCTTATCTAGCTCTGGCTATCGGTGCTGGTTTTGCAATCATCATCTTCACCCTTAGATCCAATCAATTGCCTCACGTGGGTGATAACATTCATTCATTGCCTCACGGAGGTTTTTACAGAGACGGGACAAAGGTCATACAATATAATTCCCCTGTGAGGACGCCAAACAACTGGTTCAAGGGACCTAACAACATTCAGGCTTTAGCCCTGGTTTTGTTGGTTATTGGTCTGATTCATGCGTCATCTGTAAAGATAAGTCGGGGATGCAGTTGTTCCAAGTAATCCTAAGTGTGTTTTCCTGTTGTGCGGTTTTGTTGTGCTTGTATACTATAGATTCGTTTTTAAATAATTCTGTGTGCCAGTGCACTGTGGTGTTAACTGGTGAAAGTGTCAAAATTGTCGGGTGTGAATTTACAAGTGAATTCATTGAGTACGCCAAAACTTTAAAGGTGCAGGCAATTTGAGTATCTTTAAGTTTGCAGAGAGTGTATTCGATAAAGATGGCAGAGCAACAGAAAGCAGCTGAGGAGAGGGCTCGCATAGATGCGAAGTTGAAGCAGCAGCTGGAGCAGCAGAGTTCCAAACTGGGAGCTGAGAAAGAGTTTATTAAGGATGCTGAGGGTCTACAAAAATCTTTACTTGAGCGGTTCCAGGCCTTACAAGACCTCACCGCTAAAAGCATTGCAGGTTCTTCCATCGTTAATGGTGGTTGGGAAGCGGATCGGAAAAGACTCAAAGTTTCTGACAAAATGAAGCTAGATGGTTCCAACATTTTCACAAGGCCAACATTGGACGATCTGCAGAAGCTGGGCTGGAATCCTGAGGCCAACCAGGTGGCTACTGCTGAGAATCTGGCTAAAATCAGTGCGAAATTGAAGGAATTGGGGGTCCCGCCTGAACAGATGGCAAGGACTTTTTGGGATGTGGCTATGTATTGTACTGCTGTGGGTGCTTCCAGGTACACTAATCCACAAGGGTCAATTAACTATCCTGAAGGTTCAATAACTAGAGATGCGGTCTTTGGAGTCATTCGAGAGCAATGCACTCTGAGGCAGGTTTGCAGGAGCTTCGCTCCTATCATCTGGAACTACATGCATGTTAATAATATGCCCCCAACTAATTGGGCGGAAAAGGGTTTCAGCAATGATGTCAAATTTGCTGCTTTTGATTTCTTTGATTTCGTGGAGTGCCCAGCTTCAATTCAACCGGCGGATGGTCTGATTAGACGTCCTACATCTGATGAGTATGTTGCGTTCAACACTCACAAAAAGTGTGCCCTGGCCAGGGCTGACAAGAATGGTCGTTATGCGAGTACTGATGCCTCTGTTACTGGAGGAATGTTCGGTTGTGGAGCCAAAGAGACTTGGCGTAATAATGCGTGCTGAATGTGTGTGCGGTTGCTAGTAAAACCTAAATAATGTATAAGCTAGAACCTATAAAATCAAGTGTGTTTTAAAATATTTTTAATGCTTGT